CGTTTGAGAAGAAAACTGGTTGTCCTGTGTTGTTAAACACATCGTTAAACATCGGTGGTAAACCAATCGCATCACTGGCACATGATGCTAAGGTTCCTGGTTTAGATGCCTTGGTTATTGGTAATCGTATGGATGACCCCAGTGTTTAGGCAAAGATCCAAACTTTAATGCCCAAGCATCATAAGTCGGTTGTAACACTTCCTTAATCTGAAAGTATACCTCTGGTGTTAACTCCAGGTAGTCTGAGGACCACTGGTCTTTGAGGTTCTCATTTGAGGGATCTCTATTAACACCTCTGTCAGGGGAATACACGTTCTCATACACTGTATCCACACGTTCTCCTATGTGAGCAGATATCAGTTCTAGTTCTGTCTCAGTATCACCCTCCCACAACTCTTCCATAACGATTGGTAGAGTGTCTACATGACGTTGGAACATTTCCCACTGCTGTATGTACATTGTACTCCAGTCGGTCATCAACTGCCTGTTGAGGAACTCATTAAAAGACTCATTTGATCTATTACCATTACTCATCCTTATAAGTCTTATTCTTGTATCAAAATACGCAAAATTTATGTGAGACCAAGCACGCCTGACTGGATCTCTAAAGATCATGTATGCTTTGACATTAAAGTGCTTTTCGAGTTCCGGCACAATACTTGCTAAGAACTTTTCAGATAGCATATAGTTAGTATTTGAGGCATCCCCAACCATAGGGATGTCTGTTGACTCATATAGTTTCTTATAATACGTTATATACGATTCTAGTGATACTGGTGCTTGTAATAGTTCTCTAACCAGTGTAGTTTCTTCTTGTGAATATTTTCTACAATGCTTCTCAATCTTTCTGGTATCTCCTGTCCCCTCTAGCACTTTTAAGTAATGATGTTCTCTTAATTTGCCTACATTACAAACATCTTTCAGTGTATATCTTAGTGGGTTTGTAGCACACCAACCAACACCACCACATAATAGAAAAGTTGGTTTCATGTAAATAATAATATCCCTGTAGCATATCTATGCTTAGTTCTCCACAAGAGTATCTGTTCCAGTTGAAAGCGTGTAATAAGGCAGAAGCGATACGGATGTGGAGGACAGCAATCAAAGAAGAGTGGAATTATAACTGTGCTTACTGTGGGGAATATGGTGATACGATCGATCATATACATGCCCAAGCAAAGGGGGGTACCGATGAGTTGACAAATGTGCTATGCTGTTGTGAACGTTGTAACAAGGAGAAGGCACACGATGAGGTAGAAATCTGGTATTTCCAGCAATACTTCTTCCAACAGGAACGATGGGACCGCATTGAAGAATGGCGTCGTGTCAAGACTGAAGGTAAGAAGAAACGATATATAAGAGGTAGGGGAGGACAACCTACTAGGAGTGTAATCCTATGACATATAGTGTATACTTAAACGACAAATTGGCGTTTGAGAATTTGACAAAAGAAGAAGCAGAGAAAAAGAAAGAACAGATGTCCCAGATGATCCAAGCGGGTCTACCGACATCATATAACCAAGAAGACATCACGATTCATTATTACAAATCTTGAAACTTTACTTTAGTGGTTGTTCTTGGACTTATGGACAAGAACTTGAGGATAGGGAAAAGAGTAGATTCTCCACTCTAGTTGGAGAACACTTTAAAGCGGAAGTAATTAACACTGGTAAGAAAGGAAGTAGCATTCAGAGAATGCTTAGGGCAACTTACGAATTGTGTAATCCTAAAGAAATAGATGCGGCAATCCTCCAGTTCACCATGCCTGCGAGGAATGAGTATTTTGTAGATGGTTTAGATTGGAAAACCAGGGATGACTCCTTCACAAGTATTCATCCAAAGCGTAGACCAGAATATATGTCCCCATATCTTTTACCAGATCATTGGGAGTACATGCAGCATTACTACAAAACTGCTTATACGGAAGAGTATGGTCTGACACAGGAGTATATTGTATTCCAAGCACTACAGGATTATTTTGCTAGGTACAATGTTCCTGTAGTCACAATGACTCTGAATAGTGAGTCACCATTACCTTTTGATATCTTCTTGAGAAAGGAGAATCTTCCTCTGGCACCAAGAGCACATCCTACTAAAGAAGGTCACAAGATAATCGCCGGTAAGATCCAAAAGATCTTGGAGCAGCGATTAGATAAACCCACGTATGCCAATGCCAAGGAATCCCATCTAACACGTATCAAGAGACTCTATGAAAATCTTTTTAACCCGATTGATCAGACGGATTACCGTTAAATACAAACTTTGGAAGATTCGTAGACAAGACCCATATGTCTATGAAGACGACGATTGACACCACATATATACCGTGGTATCATACCTTTGGGGTGATTCCCATTACTAGTAAAAAAATTGATCTTTATTCATGGCAAAAGGATTTAAGGTGGTGACCACACCGCCTGGAGGTTCTAAGAAAGACGACGATAACGAGTTCAGCATTGAAAAGGCAAAAGAACTTATCAAAGGCAAGAGTGTAGTATTCTGTCTCCCTGGTCGCGGCGTATCGTATACTTACCTGAAGAACTTCGTACAACTCTGTTTTGATCTGGTACAGAGTGGTGCTTCTATTCAGATTTCACAAGATTACAGTTCCATGGTGAACTTCGCACGTTGTAAGTGCCTTGGCGCTAACGTGCTTCGTGGTCCCGATCAAATTCCCTGGGACGGCAAACTCGAATATGACTATCAACTCTGGATTGATAGTGACATTGTATTCAACCTAGAATCCTTCTACAAACTCGTTTGGATGCAGAAGGACATTGCTGCTGGTTGGTATTGTACCGAAGATGGTCGTACTACATCAGTTGCTCACTGGTTGGAAGAGGACGACTTCAAGACTAACGGTGGCGTCATGAACCATGAAATGGTTGACGGCATTCAGAAGCGTAAGAAACCCTTTACTGTTGACTATACTGGTTTCGGTTGGGTTCTTATTAAGAAAGGTGTATTCGAGCACCCTGAGATGAAGTATCCCTGGTTTGCTCCGCAGATGCAGGTTTTCGACTCCGGTGAAGTCCAAGATATGTGTGGTGAAGACGTTTCTTTCTGTCTCGATGCTATCAAGGCAGGTTTTGAGATCTGGTGTGACCCCACTATTCGTGTTGGACACGAGAAGTCCCGTGTAATCTAATATAGTACAGAGTTCTGTACTCGCGGATACATGGAACGATACGACATATACTGTCAGGGAAGAAAAATTTACTCTTCTATTACAGAAGAGGAGATGATGGATATAACCCAGGAACTAGCAGATCAATTCTATTCCGAGGGCACTCCTCACCCTGACGATGTTATAGTAGAATACTTAGGATTTGACATCGAGTAATTATGGCAGCTAAAAAATCACTGAACGGTGCGGACCTGATTGAGTCCAAACCCAAAAAAACCCGCCAGGGTAACTCCCAGTACACCAAACTGGCAGCGTCTTCCCGCAACGGCAAAAAGAAAGCATATCGCGGTCAAGGTAAATGAATACAGGGGGTCTTCACAGACCCCCTTTTTTTGTCTCTAAATAGCACTAAATACACGAAGATTGTATAAAAGTGCCTCTTCAAAGGATTTCAAGGGGTTTCAAAGACATCTCGCTGTCTTTTAAACGCCACCCAGTTACAAATGACCTGCTTCCGCTGAAAGATGCGGACGCTATCAAGCGTGCTGTACAAAATCTTGTACGAATCAACCTAGGAGAAGTATTTTTTAACGATCTACTTGGCACTAGAATCACTGATTCTTTGTTTGAACTGGCGACAGACGACCTAATCTTGCCAATCCAAACTGAAATTGAGACTGTAATTACAAATTTTGAACCTAGAGTAAGTCTAACCGAGGTTAATGTTGACGCTCAACCCGATGAGAACTCTCTAGAAGTTGAGATTAAATACGCTATAGTTGGTTTATCAACGCCTCCTCAGACTGTCACTTTCATTCTAGAACCAACTAGACTCTAATATGGCACTAACTCAGTTTACCAATCTAAACTTTGAGGATATTAAGTCCTCAATTAAAGACTATCTGAGGGAGAACTCCAACTTCTCCGACTTTGACTTCGAAGGTTCTAACCTTTCGGTCATCATTAACCTGCTTGCTTACAATTCTTATATCACTGCCTACAATACAAACATGGTGGTGAACGAATCA